AAACGGCGAGACGTACACTTTAACCATCACCTGTATTAAGGAATATACGGATCTTTAAATCTATTGGATAGGTTTTCATACACATGCAACGCGATATTCCAAAAGTTCCAGAAGATCTGGAGGAGATGAGGGTACAGTTTTATCACTATGCCACACAGCAACACTATATCTTAGATAAAGTAAACCAATTGGAACCGGACGTTAAGGATATAAAACGTACCTTGTTTCAAATCAAATGGTTTTTATTGGGTGGTGTGGTGATATTGCTTGCCCAACAAACAGGTATCGGGCCTGTTCTGGCTGCACTGCTTAAATGAATCATGGCTACGTCTGGATCTATAAATTTCGAACTCGATGTAAATGATTATATTGAGGAAGCCTTTGAACGGTGCGGTCTTGAAGTTCGTACAGGTTATGATCTAAAAACCGCGAAGCGTTCTATGAACTTGCTTCTAGCGGATTGGGCTAACCGTGGCTTAAACCAATGGACCATTAAGCAGACCTCCATAACCGTTGCGGCGGATATTACTGAATATCCTGCGGGCACCGTAACTATGACGGTGGGTTCTAGTTCAGGTTTTACGATCGCTGAAACCATTACGGGAGGAACCAGTGGCGCTACGGCTTCCATTACCAATCTTCCCTCGGGTACTTCAATGGCGATCACCATTCCGACAGGAACTTTCACCAGCGGTGAAACCCTTACAGGTGGGACAAGCGCAGCAACTACCACCCTTTCTGCTGCCGTTGATTTAACGAACGCACAGGGCACCATAGATATTTTATCGTTAGTGGTTAAACGAGGCGATAACAGTTATGCCGCCGCGCGTTTAAGTCGGGACGGATATATTACGATCCCAAATAAAACAGAAACAGGTCGTCCTTCCCAGTTTTTCTTAGATCGACAAGTAACGCCTAATTTAAAAATTTGGCCTGCGCCTGAAAACAGTACAGACATTCTCATTTTTGATCGTCTTTATCGAATAGACGATGTTGATGATTTTACAAATACACTTGGTGTACCGTTTCGTTTTTATCCTGCTTTGGCAGCAGGACTTGCTTATTACATTGCGTTAAAACGAGCGCCCAATCGGATTCAAGTTTTGAAACCGTTATATGAAGAAGAGATGGAGAGGGCTATGGTAGAAGATCGTGACCGAGCCTCGTTTAATGTCGTGCCTAGCTTAGAGTATGCGAAATTTAACTGATGTCTCGTTTTGCTGTAGGAAAACATGCGCGGGGAATTTCAGATAGATCTGGGTTCTCTTATTTACTTAGGCGTATGAAAAAGGAATGGACCGGAGCGCTTGTTGGCTATGATGAATGGGAACAAAAGCAGCCCCAGTTAGACCCAAGACGTAAGGTAGTGGACCCACAGGCTTTGAAAAATCCTCGTCCCGATAGGGTCGAACCAATGGTGGTCTATGTGGATACGATTATTCCTGAAATAGCTAACTTTAAGCCCATCATGTCTGTGGGGCAGGTTGGCGCGGTGACGGTGGCGACATGAGCTTTACTTACTCCAGTCTAAAGACCGCTATACAGGATTACACCGAAAACACGGAAACTACGTTCGTCTCGCATATGGACGACTTTATAAAGCTGTCCGAAGAACGGATCCTGAAAAACGTCCAATTACAGCTTTTCCGTAAAAATGTAACGGGGACCATGTCTTCTTCTAACCAGTATTTAGCTGCGCCGAGCGATTTTTTAGCACCTTTTTCGTTATCTATTACAAGCAGCAGTGTTAAGAGCTTTCTTCAATACAAAGACGTAAATTTTGTGCAGTCTTTTAACCCTAACAGTGCTACAACGGGAACGCCCCGGTATTATGCGCTGTTTGACATAACCAACTTTATTATTGGCCCAACGCCGGATAGTGGATATACCACGGAAATGCACTATTTCTACCGACCCGCCAGTTTGACGGCTGCGGGAGACAGTGGAACAACGTGGTTGAGTGAAAATGCCACGTTGGCTCTTTTATATGGGTGTTTAACCGAAGCCTATACCTATATGAAAGGGGAGCAGGATTTAATGGCCGAATATGAAAAACGCTTTGGAGAATCTATGGTGGCCTTAAAGATGTTTGGGGAAGCCAAGGAAGTTACGGAAGATTATCGTGCGGGTATGGTTATTAGGCCAAAACAATGATGGACGCATTAAAATTAGACCTTCCTTCCGATTATTCCGTAGAGGTTCATACGACAAATAATCGTGGCTTTACGCCTGAAGAAGTGGCGCACCACTGTGCAAACAAAATCATTTCTATATCCAACAATACTCATCCGGGTATTCAGGCACAGGCTTACGCCTTTAAGGGCCATATAGAAAAAATGATTGCCTTTTACATGCGTGAAGCCATTAAGAGTGATCGAACCACTGTCTATAACGCATTAATGGATGCAGGTCATCCAGAACTTGCTGAATCCATTAGGAGACTTTGATATGGCTTTTACCGGAAATTTTATGTGTACGTCTTTCAAGAAAGAATTAATGGAAGCCAAGCACAACTTTTTACTTAGTGGTGGGAACACCTTTAAAGCTGCTTTGTATACCAATAGTGCCTCTTTTACGGCAGCTACAACAGCTTATACGGACACTAATGAGGTTTCTGGTACGGGTTACGTCGCTAAAGGTAACACGCTTACTCGGATAGATCCGACAACCAGTAGCACCACGGCGTATACGGATTTTGCAGATACTACGTGGTCATCCAGTACAATCACGGCTCGTGGTGCGATGATTTTTAACGAGGATACTACTGGAGATACTTCAGTGATTGTTTTGGACTTTGGTTCTGATAAATCCTCCAGTTCGGGAGACTTTAAGATTGTATTTCCCGCTGCGGACGCCAGTAATGCAATTATAAGGATCGCTTAATGGCCGCAATCACCGGTTGGGGCCGCAGTACATGGGGTTCAGGCACATGGGGCGAAGCCGCTCCAGTTTCCGTTACGGGTGTTGCGGGAACCGGTGCGGTTGGCTCTGTAACAGTTGAGCTTAGTATTGATGTTTCTGTAACAGGTGTTGCGGGAACCGGTGCGGTTGGGTCGGTAACGGTTACTGAAGGAAGCGGTGTAACCGTTTCTGTAACAGGGGTTGCCGGTACGGGTTCGGTAGGTTCGGTAACGGTTGAAGGTGATGCCAGTGTCAGCGTTACGGGCGTTGCGGGAACAGGTTCTGTAGGCACTGTTACTGCTACTGGGGATTCTAATGTAACGGTTACGGGCGTTGCGGGTACAGGTTCGGTTGGATCTGTAACGGTTGAAGGTGATGCTAACGTCAACGTAACCGGCGTATCCGGTACAGGAGAAACAAGCGGGGTTCTAGTTTGGAGTCTTATAATTCCAGATCAAGACCCCAGCTATAGTCAAATTAGCCCTAGCCAATCTCCATCTTGGGCTTCTGTGTCACCTTCTCAATCGCCGTCTTTTACACAAATAACGCCGAGCCAATCCCCCTCTTGGTCTTCAGAGACACCTTCTCAAACACCAGATTGGATAAAAATTGCAGCATAGGACATGAGTTATGGCAAGTACATACACAACTAATCAGGGCCTCGAAAAACCGGCAACGGGGGACCGTTCTGGAACGTGGGGAACCATGACGAACACCAACATGGACATGTTGGACAGAGCTATCTCAGGAGTGGGCGCACTCAGTCTGACAGGCACAACTACTACATTAACCACGTCAGATGGCTCCGCTTCAGACGGGAACTATAAAGTTCTGATTTTGGGTGGAAGCCCAAGTGGTACTAACACTATTACGTTAAGCCCCAATGATGCGGATAAATTGTATTTTGTAGTTAATGCCAGCGGCGAAAGCGTAATTTTTTCACAAGGCTCTGGTGCGAATGTCACGATTGCCAATGGTGCGGCTGACATCATCTACGCGGATGGCGCAGGAGCTGGCGCGGCCGTTTCGAGTTATTTGGCTAACGACTTTGTTTTTAAGACGGGCGATGGCGTAATTCTGAACCTTCAGACTTCTGATACGACCGTTACTGCTTCAAGTGTTTTGGGCCGTTTGAATTTTACCGCTCCCAATGAAGGCTCCGGTACAGACGCCATTTTATTAGCCGCATCCATCGCCGCTATTTCAGAAGGCACTTTTGCAGCAAACAACAATGCCACCAAATTGTCTTTTATGACGGGTGCTTCAGAAGCGGCGAGTGAAAAAATGTCGCTGTCTTCCGGCGGTAATTTAACGCTGCCAACAGATGGAGTAGTTATTGCCACCGGGGCAGATTCCGACGTCCTGCTCACTCATGTGGCGGACACTGGTCTGACTATGTCTGTCACCGGAAACAACGTTGCCCAATTATCAGTGACTACAGATAAGGGTACTGCCGCTGTCGGGCCGGTTTTTAATTTAACAAGATATTCTGCGAGCCCCGCTGCTAGCGATGGCGGCGGAATCATCCAGTTCTTGATGGAGAACGACAACGATCAACTGTGGACTGCTGCTCAAATCTATTCAGTAGCAGTAGATGTTGCTGATGGGACTGAGGACGGTAAGCTCGTCATAAATACGATGAAAGCTGGCACTTCCACTACGGCGTTAACGATTTCGGATACCGGTATTCAAGTTCCAGACGGCGGCACCATTGGTAGCGCTTCAGACACCGATGCGATTGCCATACGGTCTGACGGGAATATCGGTATCGGTGCGGCGGCTTCAGACACAAAGCAAGTGTATGTCTATGACAATACGACCACCGATCAACTCCTGAGCCTGTATCAAGCCAATGCCGGAAACGGCCAAGCTGGAATTTACCTTACGCATGAGGGGACGGGAACTGGAATTTATGGACAGGTCAACTTAGGTACGGGTTCAGCCGTTTACGGATACCACAACTCCAGTGGAAGTGTTGGAATCGGAACACGCGGTTATTCTGTTAGTGGGTACGGCGGCTATTTCGCGACAGGATCTGCGACATACGGTGGGCTTATCGGGTTTAGCGAAGACGGGAGCGAGTACGCGATTTTGGGATACCAAAATACTTATGGTGTTTGGACGACAAGTCTGACAGCAACCGGCACAAAATCTTTTCAAATTCCGCACGGACTTCGAGAAGGGTACGATTTAGTACACTCAAGTATCGAAGGACCGCTCGTTGACCTAATTTATAGGGGGTCCGTCGATCTCGTAGAGGGAAGAGCCGAAATTTCTATCGACACGAAATTTGGATTCACTCCCGGAACTTTTGAATGGCTTACAAAAAATCCACAGACATTCACATCTAATGAAACCGGTTGGGACGCGGTTAAAAGTAGTTTTTCCGGCGACACCATCACCATCGAGTGTCAAAACACATCATCGACCGACACAATCAGTTGGATGGTTGTTGCCGAACGCGACGATCCCAACATCAGAGCAACGAGCAAAACGGATTCCAATGGTAATCTAATTGTTGAGTGTCCAAGCGACGTGCCGCCGCCACCACTACCACCAGAGGATTAATTATGAAATGGATCATTGACAGATTTAAAGAACCTTCGAGCTACGCCGCTGCTGGAGCCGTCGTCATGGGCATCGGTATGCTGACAGGGCAGAATTGGCTAATCATGCTTGGAATTGTTGGCGGTGTAGTGGGTTTCATCCTGAAAGAAAAAGGCGTGATTTAATGCTTTCGGATAGCAGCATGTCAGGGCCACGTGAATTCTGAATAGAATGCCTTTAACTAAACTACAATTTCGTCCCGGCATTAATCGAGAAATTACTTCCTACAGTAATGAAGGGGGCTGGTATGACTGCGACATGGTTCGTTTCAGATACGGCGTACCTGAAAAGATAGGGGGCTGGCAACAGGATTCTTCCTCCACTTTTTTAGGCACCTGCCGTGCGCTTCATACTTATGTTTCCTTAGCGGGTAGTGTTTATACCGGCGTAGGCACCAACCTAAAATATTACATTTATTTGGGTGGCGCGTTCGCGGATATTACGCCGTTGCGTTCGACTACGTCTGCGGGGGATGTGACCTTTGCTCGTGTTGGCGTTGGGGATGCAACGCTTACGGTTACGGATACAAACCACGGTGCGGTAGCAAATGACTTTGTTACTTATTCCGGGGCAGCTAGTTTAGGTGAAAACATTATTGCGGCGGTTTTAAATCAGGAATATCAAATTGCCACCGTTACAGATGCCAGTACTTACACCATTGAGGCGAAGGATACCGATGGAGATGCGGTATTAGCTGCCAGTGGTGACTCCGGTAACGGAGGGAGTTCAACCGTAGGAAAATATCAAATAAACACAGGACTGGACTCTACCGTTTTTGGTACAGGCTGGGGTACGAGTACGTGGGGCCGTGGTACGTGGGGATCGAGCAGTACCCTCACGGTGTCCGACACGTTGCGACTATGGTCCCATGATAATTTTGGTGAGGACTTAATATTTAATGTTCGTGACGGAGGTATCTATTATTGGGACACAAGCGCCAAGACACTGGGCACTGATCGTGCTGTAACGCTTGCTTCGCTAGATACAGATTCCGCCATACCGACGATTGCCAAACAGGTATTGGTATCTGACCGAGATCGCCACATTGTGGCTTTTGGCTGTGATGGGGAAACCACCATTGGAACGCAGGATCCTCTTCTGATTCGTTTTAGCGATTCGGAAAGTACGACGACGTGGAATGCGTTGGCGACCAATTCCGCCGGGGAATTACGAGTAGGGTCTGGATCTGAAATTATCTGTGCCGTGGAAACCCGACAACAAATTATAGTGTTTACGGATGCTTCGTTACACGCTATGCAGTTTTTAGGGCCGCCCTTCACTTTTGGCATTTCCCAGTTGTCTGAAAACATCACCATTATGGGTCCGATGGCGGCAAAGGCAGTGGATGACACGATTTTTTGGATGGGCCAAGAGGACTTTTATGTCTTTGATGGGCGCGTTCAGAAGCTCCCCTGCGCCGTGCGCTCTTACATATTTGACGATTTTAATGTGGCTCAAAAACAAAAGGTTTTTGCAGCCCTCAACTCCACTTTTGACGAAGTCTGGTGGTTTTATCCTTCAGGGGATTCCACAGAAATAGACCGATATGTGATTTACAATTATCAGGCGCAGGCTTGGTCCTATGGTTCCTTGGCCCGTACGGCATGGTTAGATCGCGGCATTAACGACTATCCTTTGGCAACCGGCACGGATTACTATATGTATGATCACGAATATGGCTTAGATGACGGTAGTACAAACCCGCCTTCCGCTATTAGCTCCCATGTGGAATCCAGCCAGATTGACCTTGGAGACGGTGAACGGTTTGTGTTTATTCGCCGCCTAATTCCCGACGTAACGTTTGGCGGTTCGACGGCAACGTCTCCCACTGCTACATTTACTTTGAAAACACGGAATTTTCCGGGCGGAGCCTACCTAAGCTCTGACGATAGTTCGGTCACACAATCGGAAGCCGCCACTTCCACGGTAGTAGAACAATTCACCACTCAGGCGTTTGTGCGTCTGCGGGGACGCTCTTTTGCCCTCCGTGTCGCCAGTTCTGCGGAACAGGTTCAATGGCGTTTAGGATCTCCGCGTGTTGAAGTACGACAGGATGGACGACAATGAGTTCCAGAAGCCTTGTACAGCCGCAATTTCCGCTTCCTCCGAATGCCTATGACGCGGCCTATATGGCTGAAATCGTGCGATCCTTTTCCGTGTTTTTACAGCAGGTCAACAATCCCGGCGACTCACGGGCCACGACCATGACTCTCACGAATCTTCAATCAGACGATTATAATCTGGAAACAGGAGCGCTTTTCGAGCATGAGGCTTATATCAAAATCACCCTTGGGAACGTCTCCAATCCTCGCGGAAGCGCAGGTACGGGAACCGTGGGATCGGCGACGGTAACCACTTCCTAATGGACAGACCCACCCTTTCTCTATCGCGTTGGCGGTCTAAGGACAGTTTTGATATAGTGCTTTGTGCATCATGCGGCAATAAGGTTGATACACCTGCGGAAGTTGCTTCCTACCCTTCAGGTCAGTGTCCAAAATGTAAGAACCCGTGGACAGGGGCCGAGAAACGCAGCACAGCAATCCCGGTCCACGCTCCACGTGCCAGCAGAGGAGTGACCTAATGGCTTATGAGCTTCCCGCTCAGGGGATCACCGGCATACAAAAGGTTGCCGATCACCTTGCGGACTTTGGACGCTTTGGAGACGGCCATCTTGTTCATGCCTCGGAAGGTGAAGCAGTCGTTCCTTCGGCTGTGCTAGATGAAAACCCACGTTTAAAAACCGCCCTGTTTACCCAAATGAGAGAGAGGGGCCTTGATCCTAATCGCTATATTGTGGGTGACAAACTTAATTCTATTAATCCGGTTACCGGCCAACCGGAATTTGGCGTATTGTCGGATATTTGGGGAGGCATTAAAAATGTCGTAAAGGCAATTGCGCCGGTTGTACTGCCGGTTGCGTTAAGTATGACGCGGCTAGGCCCCATTTGGGGTGCTGCGGCGGGAACGGGCATTGCTTCGCTTATCGGGGGCGCTAGTTTTGGCAGGAGCTTAAAAAATTCCGTTATTGCTGGAGGCATTGGTGGACTCTATGCCGGGCTTACAGGGGCGCAGGGCGCACAGCCCGGAAAAGGTTGGGAAGGCTTCAAAACGGGGGTAAGCGACGCCTTTAAACAACCCTTTATGCCCCGCCCCACACTCACAGGGGCTCCTATAGAAGAGCGAACGCTCGACGACGCCATACCCGGTCCCGCCGCAACAAGCCCCGTAGCCGCAGCGTCCGAGATACGCCCCATAACCGCAGCGGAGGCCTCCTTACCTTTGGGCCAATTACAACCGCTAGGGGCATATAAGCCGGGGAATCTTCAAGAGTATCAAGAGTATATTGGACAACCCTTTCAACGGGCTGGAGTAGATAGATCCCTTTTTCCGTTAGGGCTTCAACCGACTCCGTATGAGGCTCAGATTGGTCAGTTTGGTGCTTTGAGGCCAATGTCTCAGCCCGGCGTATCTGCGGCACAGTCGCTGCGTACGACAAACGCTGGGGGACTTCCGGGCGGGGTTTCTAGGCCGATACCGTTTGAGCCGAGGGTGCCAATAGCTTCCCAAGCTGAATTATTTCAAACAGTGGACCCCACTAATAACATCTTTAGGGGAACTCAATTAAAGCCCCCTTCTTTTCAATCACAGGCAGCCCCTACTGTCGGTTTCACGGACGTCCGTGCTCCGGTCCCACCGGTCGGTACGGTAGGTGGCCGTGGCCGCTTTGCCAAGGCGCGGGACTTAATGGTCCGGAGCGGCCTCGACCCGGACCAAGTGGAAGAGATTAAACAGGCTGCATACGACAAAGCATTTGCCCGTACGCGGGACGTGAAGATAGCGGACTTGGCTTATAATAAAGCCGGTCCCGGTATGTGGGCAAAATACGGGCCTTCAACGGCTTTGGGTCTAGGTGCTGCGGGACTCTTCGGTGCGTTTAAACCGGGGGATGAGCCAGAGCCTGTAGATTTTTACACTCAAATGTACGGGAAAGAGGGGAGTGCACTGGAGCGGTTAAGAAATAATCCCGGTATGTATAGTGTAGGTGTCCCGAGGAGAGCTTATACCCCCGCCACCCTCGAAGATATTAGATATAACGCTGTGGGAGGCCCCATAAACCAAGATAATTTTCCTCCACGTATTGGACCCATTTATGGCTCTGGCACAGGCACGTCTGATGATGTACCTGCTATGCTGTCCGACGGGGAATATGTGATGACGGCTAAAGCGGTACGTGGGGCCGGAAATGGAAACCGGAAACAAGGGATGCACAACATGTATAACATGATGCGCCAATTTGAAGGTCAAGCAGTCTAATGACTGAATCTACTGTCTCTACACAATTTATCCGAGAAGACCCGGCTATTGAAGCCTATCGCCTTGGTCTTTTAGAGGATGTACAAGGCTTTATAAGAAAGCAGATAGAAGAAGGCGTACTGCCCCCTGATTATCAGATTGCGGGTTTATCCGGTTTAGAACAAGCGGGTGCGAGTTTAGCCGAAGGCGGTATTGGTGCTTACGAGCCTTATATTGCAGGCGGCCTTCGCGGCATACAGGCCGGACAAGCCGCCGTTTCGGGTGCGGCGCTACCCATGATGGGCGCTGGTTTTGACGCCTATAAACAAGGCTTGGCCGGAATTCCGACAACCGCAGCACAATTTGATCCTACTATGGCTCAGGCCTATATGGATCCCTATGAAGATCAGGTCGTACAGCAAACACTTGCAGACCTTCAACGACAGTCGGCCATTGCTGATCAAACTTTAAAAGCGCAATCCGTGGGTGCGGGCGCTTTTGGGGGTTCGCGTCAAGGCATTCAACTTGCCGAAGGCGCAAGAAACCTTCAGGAGGCACAGGCCCGTGCTTCAGGACAATTGAGATCTGCGGGTTATCAACAGTCCCTTCAAAATGCCCAACAAGCGTTTGAAGCAGCGCAACAACGACAATTGGCGGGCGTGGGCCTTACCGGTCAGTTAGCCCAAGGTGTTGGTCAATTAGGCTTACAAACCGGTCAGTTGGGGGGCCAGTTGGGTACGTTAGGGCTACAAGAGGCCGGTTTGGGAGAATTGCGCACTAATCTGGGGATAGCTCAATCCAGAAATCTTATGGACATAGGTGGTGTACTACGGCAGCAGCAACAATCGGAATTGGACGCACTGCGTCAAACCAATCTTGCTCGACAAGCGCAGCCCTATCAGCAGTATGCTTTCCTGTCGGACATTTATAAAGGAACGCCGTCAGGACAGCAGGTCATTACTTCTTCTGCGGCGGCACAACCCTCGGCCTTTCAAACGTTTACGGGATTGGGTATTGCGGGAACAGCTACGGCGGCAGGCGCTAAAGAAGCGGGGTTATTCTAATGGCGGGTGTTTTATCTAGACCTTTATTTCGTCAACACTACCAGACAGGTGGTGGGGTTTCGGACCCTTGGGGTTATTCTTCGGATCAATGGGAACGCGGAAAAGGCATTGCAGGCGAAACCCTCGAACGTGGAAGAGGTATGGGTAGAGCCACTGTTGAATATCTAATGAAGCAAGGCCTTTCTCTTGAAGAGGCCGTAGAACAGATAAAAAATAACCCCCGTTTAATAGAAGCTCTAGAACGTGGAAGAGGCGTTGCAGGCGAAGCCCTCGAACGTGGAAGAGGCGTTGCAGGCGAAGCCCTCGAACGTGGAAGAGGCATTGCAGGCGAAGCCCTCGAACGTGGAAGGGCCGCTATAGACGATCCCCGTGTAAGATCAACCCTCGAACGTGGCAGGGGTATGGCGGGCGAAGCCCTCGAACGTGGAAGAGGACTTATGGAACGCCTACACGGAGTACCCCCCGGCGGCTTTGGTGCAGGTTCGGTTAATGTGCCCCCCGGCGGCTTTGGTGCAGGTTCGATTAATGTGCCCCCCGGCGGCTTTGGTGCAGGTTCGATTAATGTGCCCCCCGGTGGTTTCGGGGGGACTAATTTACCCGTACCCGTACAGCGGTCTGGTTTGCCCGTACCCGTACAGCGGTCTGGTTTGCCCGTACCCACAAGTAGCGATGTAGGGTTTCCTCGATCCTTTGATACGGATCATATAGACAGCTTCCGAAATAAAGCCGGACGTTTTGCAAGAGGGCTTGGACGTTTGGCAATGAACCCTTATTTAGCTGCCGCTTCAATAGGGATCCCTTTAGCTTACGACGCTTTAACAGATTCTCCAGAAGAATTGTTGGATCAACTAGACACACAAACACGCGCCTATGTGGAATATTTAATGGAACAAGGCGTTTCCATTGAAGAAGCGCTAAAAATAGCTAGTCCCTCCGAAGAAGCTCCTTTAGAAAGGCAAGCCGGTGGGGCTGTTTCACTAGGAAAAACAGCGTTAGCTGGTTTAGGTGTGGGAGCCGCTGGAGGAACAGGGTATTCGCTACATACGCTGAACCGGAGACAAGAGCAACAGCAAGCCTTGGCCCTTTTACCTCCAGAACAACGGGATTGGGTAAAAGCCTTGGTTGATCAGGGTATGCCTGTTGAAGAGGCCTTAGAAGCAGTTATTCCTTCTGAAGAAGACCCCTCTTTTAAGGAATCTATTTTAAATTATTTTCGGGAAAATATGACCGGTCCTCCACCAATTTTTGGTCGAGACGGGATTATTGAGAGAGCATCCAGACGAGGTCGATACGGGATTATTGAGAGAGACATTCAACCTTGGCGCGAACTACCAGCGGGTAGCTACCAAGAAGGTGGCCCCGTCATGTCACCACAGGCGATGATGCCGCCACCACAGGGAATGCCTCCGCAGGCGATGATGGCCCCGCCTCAAGCCGCACCTGCTGGCATGGATGCGTTAATGGGACAAGCGCCACAAATGTTAAGCCGAGCCGAAGGGGCGGTAGCTACACGAATGGAAGACGTGGGCCGTGAGTACGTCAACAACACGTTATCTGCGGTAGACAGGGCTGAAGATCCCGAAGAGTTAATAAACGCTATTCGTGGAACAGACGCACCTATTGAGCAACGGTATGACGAACTAGCCCAAATAGTGGGCGAACAGGACGCAGAGGCCACGCCGCCTTCTGTTTTAACCTTGGTACAGCCCGCGCTTATGATGACAGAGCAGGGTGCCGTGGACAGTGGTATAGGCAACCTGATGCAGGAATTATCGAGTAGTGCTGAAATGCTGACGGGAGAGGGCGAAGCCACTCCGATGGGAGAGGGCGTCGGCAATTTGATGATGGCTGGTGCACAACCGGCAATGGAAGCGCTCCCCCCTGAAGCCATGATGGGTCCACCGCCCGGAGCGATGATGCCACCACAAGCGATGATGCCACCACCGCCCGGAGGAATGGCCTACGGCGCCCCCGTACAGCGTTTTGCTCAAGGGGGTATGGTTAATAGTGCGGAAGAATTAGCCCGTCTAGGACGGGGGCCAGATACCAAGTTGGTTCATATGTCTCCACGAGAAGTCGGTGCGCTAGACGAGATGGCTAGACAAAGGGGGTTTGCTGGACTACCTCTTAATCCACAAACAGGGCTTCCGGAAGCCGGGCTATTTGATCAGGCTCCGGGTAGCGGTATATTGGGCTACTTGGGCGGCTTCGCTGTTGACCCTTTGGGGTCTACGTGGGATAAGACGACCGGACTATGGAGAAAGGGGGTGGATTTCTATAATAATCCCACTATTCAGAGGTGGCTTGGCGAAGGGGATTTTAAAACGAAGATACCCGCTATAGCAGCGGACGAGAGCGCTCTGAAGGCATATACCATCCCCGAGGCCCCTATTCAGAGGGTAGGTCCCCGAGATAGGGCCACGATGCCGAGCTACACAGCAGCAGACCTGCTTACGCCAGAGAGCTTTGTCAATTTCGGCTCCAATGCCCCCCTGTATAATGCAAGGAAACGTGCAGAGACGCGCATAAGGGACGGGGGTATTAGCAGCCTAATAGCCGACCCTGTCTTTGATGCCCCAACAATAGCTCCGGTAACAGTTACGGACACAGAGGCAACAGTAATTGAGCGTCCGATCAGAATGGACTATGAACCGGGACGGCAAGACTTTATGGTCGATTATAACGATCCCGAGCGTTTTAAAAAAAACTTTGACGCGCGGCTTAAACTTTACGAAGACGTTTTAGGCTCTGACAAAGACTTTACTAAATCCCAGATGCTGTTTGACATTGCGGGTGCGGGTTTAAACTTTGCCGGTGGGCGCGGTGCGGGTGGTGAAAATGTTGCCACACGATCTCCTGCGGCGCAGTTAGCAGCCGCTTTTTCGCAAGTACCTAAAACTATGGGGGAACGTCTGGCGCTGCAAAGACAGGAAGAACGGGGTGTGAAAACCGCCGCCCTCGCGGCCACCGAAAAAGAAGAAACCGCCCGCCGAGAGGTCGTCGCGGACGAGCGTAAACTTAAACAGAACCTGCTGTTTGACGTTTCCAAGGGGACTTTTGATGCAAACAATCTTGTGAATCTAACTGAGGGAAAGATGACGCATGAAAGAACTTTAGCGACGGCAGACCGCTTCTTGAAGGGAGAACTTGCAAGACTATCGAGCAGCACCGATTTAGCAGCAGTTGCCATGAGCGGCAAGATTAACGCTGCTAGGGACGAGATAGGTCACCTATACAACACTATCGACAGAGCAGCAACGCTAGACACCCGCCAAAAGGACCGACTGGTATTGGCTAATACAGCGCTTACCCAGACTAATCTAACACTGGCAAATGAGCGGGAACTAGCCCAGCATAGAGAAGAAAACCAAAACATAAGGTCTGAAAGAGAACTACGCCTTAACGAAAATCTTAATGAGGCCCGGCTTAGACAAGAGCGCGAGGCGCTAAGATTACAACGCGCTAGAGGTCTAGATGAGTGGTATTTAGGCCTAGAAGCGGCGCAAACAGGAAGACTATCTCTAAAGCTACAAAAAGAAATAGCGGAGATGGGGGGTTATGCGGAGGCCTCTCAATTTCATAGGGTGCAGGAGTTCAAAGAGAAGCTTTCGGACAGAGAGCTACGGATGTTTGAGAAAAAACTTGGGATGAACTTCTTGATGGCGACCGCGGGCCAACTCACCAGAGAAGATTTGCTGCGAGAGTCCGCGTTCGATAGACAACTCGAAATCGCAATGGGCACAGACAACTGGAACAAGTTCATATACCAACTAGATGAAAGCGTACGACAATTTGACATAGATCACGGGCTAGAGGCCGATTCAATATATGGCACATTGGCGCTTAAAAAGAGGGTCTTAGATCAGGAGGCCCTTGAATATCTTAAAGGCAGCACACCGGGTGTTTTTGACAACATTCCGGGCGGCACTCAAGCAGAAAGAGATCGAAGGATTTTTGCAATGAGGCCCCTATGGAAGCGTTATGCGGAAGGAACGTTAGCTCCTGCTCAGGAGGATTATTTATCCGCTCTTATAACAGGCTATCTGGATCCCACGCTAAACGCGCAAGGCCTCGAAACGCGCAAGGCCCTCCCACAAATGGCGCTTGCGGCTCTCCGAGGACGAAAGAAGCGGGGGCTAACCATGCCCATACAAAATGCTATGGACCTGAAGTTTGAAGATGTAGATCCGAACTTTTTTGATTCAAACGCGGCCGAAAACGCGGCCGAAAGGAAAGCCGCGCTAGACAGGCACTTCGGTGGGCGTTCTTTATGGTAATAGGTATTCAAATTTGCTTCTGGGGAGATAAGGGGTATTTAACGTGCCAACAATAGCCGACTTTAAACAGCGCTATCCTCAGTTCGCGGATATGGCCTCTGAAGATCTTGCCCGTGAACTTCATACGCGCTTTTATTCTGATCGACCCTATGAAGATTTTATGCAGGAGGTTTTGCCTGACCGTGGGGAGGAAAGCCAAGTTAATTTATTAGGCGTTTCTGAGGGTTTAGATCTGACGGCGGGGACAGGCGTTTCTGCAAAAGCAAACTTCTATATTAACCAAGCCTCGGATTTAGCTAATGAGGTATTTGGTACAGACATTCCATCAATGTCGCAATCCGCCGAAGAGCTTATACCGGCTTTAGATGCGCTAAGTACTATCGCCACTACTGAAATGATGAAAACTATTTCAGGAAAGGAAAATTTACAACTCCAATTAAGGTTGCAGAAACTGCAAGTTCCTTCAAAAAGTTTTATCTATAATGACCGACGATCTTTGAATCAGTTTAAAACCGCCTCCCGCACTATGGATTTTGCCGGTAAACTTTTACTTGAAAAGCTAGAATCGGGGGAGTTAGATCGCAAACAAATTATAAAAACCAAACGCGATTTATCCTCGGCGCGGGCGCTTCAAAGAGAATACGATAAGTTGACGAACGCTTATGAGCGAAAAATGGGTATAGGCATGGAAGAGGAAGATGAAGATTTAGATCGATTTTTCACGTTTTAAGTAATCATGGCTGATTTCACAGACCTTTTAGACCCCTCCGAAATTCTGGATGAAGATACTTTATCGAGTATTGGAAACACAGCGGAAACGGCTCGTCCCATTTTAGGGGTTTCTCCAACAGGTTCCAGATTTATAGAAAATTTTGATACCCGTGGGGCTTATGCGGCCCTACGAGAAAAGGGTGATGAGGATTTAGAGGCCAAGCGAAAAATAGCTGAACGACTGGCCCAAGAAACCCGTTTTAGTATAGAAGCCGCCACACGAGCGGGCTATTCTTACGACGAAATCATAAGCAAATTAACAGGCGTAGACCGTGAAGAATACGGGGGTGGCTATGGGGCTGCGGCCCGTGGTTTCGGGAGAGAGATTGCTCCCACACTTGCTTTGGGAGCGGGTGGCGTATATGGGGGACGCGGCGCAGGAAAAGTGATGCGTGGCGCATCGGCTGCCGCATCGGCGGCAGGTCAAAAGCTAAGAGAAACCGCACGGGATCCTTCCCCACCTCGTCAGATTGATCCAAGGGTACGTGCAACAGGGGTACAAAAGCCTAATTTATCGGCACGTATTCTGAATCTTGCGCCAAAGGCGGCAAAAGCTGCGGCAGCCGCAAGATTGGGGCCTATTGCAAAAGGCATGGGCTATTTAGCGGGTGTGTTTGGAGGAGCGATTGGTGCGGAACTTGCTGCCAGAAAAGGTGTAGAAGAGGTTTTTGGTGAACCGCGCCCATTGGAACTTGCCGATTACCCACGTTATGAAGCGGGTAGAACGGCTGGCATGTTTATTGGATCTATTCCCGCTACATTTCAAATAGCGAACGTGCTAAAAGACATTCCAAATTTGGCCCCCGCAGCAATTGCTAAAAACGTAGCCGTGATGGGGGCTAAAGAAGCCGACGACCATTCTGGCTTTGTCAGGAAAATGTTCGACTGGGGTCGTCAACAGGCCGGGGAGAAAGCGGCTAGGGTCCGTGCGAGAGCGGCTAGGGGAACAAGGGCCTCGCAGGAATCCTTGGAGGGCGGCGCAGAGGTATTAAGAAAGGTTGGGCAAGCCATCGTTGAACACCCCAAGAGCGTAATTGCAGGCGAAACTGCGTTAGGCCTTGCGTGGACGCCTTTCGGGGCAATGATTGCAGAAGAACTCTATCCGGCTCAAGCCGGGGCTAAATTAGGCGCTGAAGTCACCGCTTCTGTCATTTATCCCGGCTCCATGCTTTCCCTCGTCAAAGTTCCTTTTCGAAAAGTCAGCTCTGCTTTCGGCAAAGGAGCCAGAGAGCAAAAGGCTGCGGATTACATGGTCAACCTATTTGAGGAATTACAAAAGCGGGGTATCTCAGAAAGCCCAGAAGAGTTTTTAGCCACGCTTCGCAATGCACGGTTTGAAGACGTTTCAGGAAAGGTGGTTGAACTTACGCCGTCTCAATTAACGGGAAGCACGACGTATTCCATATTAGAAAAGTTCTTGTCGGACGTAAGCCCCGCTTATTCCGCTGTTCACAAAAGGTCGGCTAGAGACGGCCATGCTGCACTAACCGGACTTATAACGGCGCTTTATTCTCACTCAGATCCAAATCTCGTCAACATGGCGGCGAAGCTAGAAGAAAAAATGCTTCAGGACACATTTACAAAATGGTTTGATACACGGTTGGATAATGCGGTTACTACAACAGAAGAGTTTGCAAAACGCACCGACGATACACCAGCGACCATACAAAGAGAGGTCAATAAGCAAGTTCACAAAACTATGAAAAGCGCATTAACAGAAGCGCGGCGTGTAGAAAAGAGCCTTTATGAGAACGTTGATAAAACAATGGAGGTGTCTGTAGACAATATTGCAAAACGGTGGAATGACGAATACGTCAAGCTGCTTAAACAAGGCGTAACGCTTAAAGAATTACGGAGAGCGGGTATCCCCGCTTTTCTCAAAGACCTAGAAAACCCCGATCGTCAATTGTGGGGGCAATTAACGGCGCAGTTAGAAAACAGCCAAAAGCTGTCCGATGATTTAAACAAAGCGGTAAAAAACTCCGCAGGACAATCAGCGGGACGGGCGTTAAATAAGTATCTTCGCAGCAGGGCTATGGGTACGGGTTTAACCCCAGATGAAAAACTGCTCGCAGCGGAAAAGGCCTTTAACACCCCGCCTCAACAAAAAGGAGGGGCACCCGGCACCTATGAAAATGTTGAGGGTGTGACAAAAAATTTGATGCCCGAACAACGAAAAAACGCCGCAAACTTGGCAAGGAAAAAGCTGAATCTTCGGAAGACAGATGCCGAAATAGAGAGGCTAACTGCCGAACTTACAAGCGTCAGTAATCCGGATGGTACAGCACCGGAGCATTTTAAACGTACCACGTTACGAGAGCTTATGAATTTTAGATCGGAAATGCTGAACAGCGTAAGAAGTACGCAAGCCGGGGAAGTGGTTAATTATAACGCCCGTCGAATTTATGGCGAATTAGCAGACGCGGCGCTGGATGATATGGGGGCCAACGTTAACATAGACCCCATTTCTGGAGCAGTAATTGATGAAGCTCAGGATGTAAGTCCTAATGTCAAACAATTGATAAAAGCCTACACGTTTTCCAGATCACTTAACGACAGCTTTTCAAGGAGCTTTGGTGGAACTCTGGGACACGTAAAGGGAACGGGACAATATAAAGTACAGCCAGAATTAGCGTTAGATGAAATGTTCAAGGGGAGCAGTAATGCGGTTGCTATAAAGTATAACGAACTTCAAGAGGCCCTATCCCTATTAGAAACAGCCTCAAGAGGTATTGACGAAACCGCAGAAGGGCTTTTTGTTCCAAATATAGCATCGCTCATTGAAGACGAAGGTCTAAGAAAAGCAGGCGTCAATGACGCGCTGGATATGTTCCTGCGACAAGCCTTTCGAGATGAGGCTGTTGTTGTCACTCCGGTTCGGAACCCCGCGACGGGGGAAACCATTAATCGTGCGATAGTAGACGAGAAAAAATGGGGAAAGTTTTTAGAGGACCACAAAGAGATTCTTTCCTTAGACATTCTAAGTACGTTACGGAAGGATTTAACGGACCTTCCCCAACGAGATCAATTGGTATCGGCTTATTACAACAACCATCCCGACTTCCCTGACAGTGTAGATTTTGCACTTAAAGGTCCGGGTGAAACGCCTACAGACGTAGGTGATTTTTGGACGAGCATGCAAAAAGAAGCTGTGTGGGCAAAACTTTTAGGGAACGAAAACCCTACCAAAGTAGTGGCAAACATATTTCGGAAGGACAACAAAAACTTTTCTGCTCAGTACAAAGAATTGGTTCGCTTGGCAAAGGGGCACCCTAATACAGAGGCTCGTGAGGCTTTCAGGGACTCGATTATCAAATACGCCTTTGAAGAGGCGCGAACCCCCGACGGCTATAGCCTTAAAAAGATCCACAAGGTTTTATTTGAACCGGAGCATAACGGGCATAGAATGCCCCCGCTTCTTGAGGCTCTGGTCGATGATGAAATCGTAGGTACGACGTTTAACAAAAAACTAGACAATATCATCACGCAAATGGCTAAACTGGAACGTCTAGCCGATCAGGGCGAAGATGTATCTAAAATATTGGAAAACGACTCTCCGCTTTTTGTATTTGCGGCACGAGTAATTGGTGCGGCAGCGGGTCGCACCTTTGCAGCAAAAACAGGAATGGGCGGGACAGTTCAAATACCGGGTGCAGCCGCAACTTTCGCAAAAGCCTATCTCAATGACATGCCCTCCGTTCTGATTCAGGACATTCTTATCAAGGCCTCTACGCCGGGAAAAGACGGGGCGGAACTGTTAGAAGCGCTTCTTAAAAAAGGGCGTACCGAACAGGAAAAGGTAGCTGCGGCTCAAATCATAGGTAATGCTATAGCTTACAGCCTTGGGGCACCCGTTGCCGCTATTGTGCGACGACCCGTTCTAGGTTATGACGTATTCCGGGCCGAAGACGTTGAACAGCCTTTTCCAGAAGACGCCCCAACCCCCCAGTCTCGTGGGCCGGTAGCACCGGTTCGAGAATATATTCCACGTGTGGGACGTGCATTAATCCCCGGACAAGCCCCAGCGGCCTCTGCTCCCGCACCCGCTCCCGCACCCGCTCCCGCACCACGGCCCACGGCTCCCGCACCTGCACCACAACCCACGGCCCAAGGTACAACGCTTGAGAACCGACAGCGCTTTGCTCAGATGTTCCCCGGAGACATTACTTCAGGCTTGATCAACCAAGGGATCGGTTCGTACCGCCCCTAGATCAGCCACTCCCG